TACATCGTTGTCAAAGAATCGCATAGAGATAACAGTGTACACTTATATTTATCCTTATCTATGGCCAGAAATGGTTCGTACTTTACTACCTTCTTTCTTATCTCAGGCCACACTACAGGTTCGGCAATATTCTTATCAAAATATGGTATGAAGTTTACTAATTTGTTTAGAATAACAAAAGATTCTAAACTTATACTCCCAGACAAATGTTGTTTTAATACTATTGGATGACTGCCATTTTTAATCTTAAATAAAGAATCAAAATCAGTACTCAACTCCAATAAATTTTCCATCTCATTCTTAAAGATGAAAGAAAGACTTTCAATCTTACTCTTCCATTCAGCATATACTTTTGATTTATATACAGATATATTACCTATCCATGCTCCATCATCATGAATGAAATGACTTACAAAAAAATTAATTAATTCTTCTCGTTTAAATTTTCTGCCCAGTTTTTTAAAAAAGTACTTATCCTTTCTTTTCTCGAAGGATTGTTTACTAGCACGTGTTTTTCCACTGAAAATAAAAAAGTTATAATTTTCTTTTGTAAAGTGTAATTTAAGTGCGAGATACGTTTGGTAAACTTCATAGCCCTCCATCTAGACTGGTAGCTTTGCTTTAGAAGAACGTTTCATAAAGGATAATCTCTGGGCATCATACTTCAATTTCTCCTTTAAAGTTTTAGACAATAACTTTGGAACAGATTCAAATTCAATTTCATTCTCTTCACAATAAGAAATTATAGCTTCAATATAATTGAGACTACCATTACTTTGTTTGACAATGTTCTCTATCTCCATAGAAAACTTAGAAGATGTCATGAACTTGTCGTTCAATACTTGGTTTAGAGCATCTTTGCTTTTATTCATTAGCAGATTTCCACTCTCGTATATACTGAGTAAGCTTTCTAATGTATTCAGCTTTGTTGTACTTTTCATAGACGATACATTCTCCATTTTCACATGACATAATGATTACTAATTTCTTTACTATTATACCAGTTAACTCATACAACATGCAAGCGTATGCAACAGTTTGTACAAAATAACCTTGGATCCACTTCTCAGGTTTAGGTTCCTTTGAAGTTTTGAAATCTATTACAGCAAGTTCTCCATTGTATTCTGCAATACAATCAACTGTACCTGCAATACCCAACTTAAGACTGTATAGGGGTGCTTCTAGAGCATGTATCCTATTTATATTTTTCAAATATGGTTTGGAAATAGTAAAGAGTAAGTTAGGTAGTGGATCAACCTCTGGGAGATCTTCATTCTTAAGATAATGTTCTGTAAGAGTATGGGTATCCGTACCACGGCGTGTAGCTTGTCTGGTAATCTTATTGGCTACTTCTGCACCAACCTTTGCTCTCCATGCTTTAATACTTTTAGCACTTTGAAAACTAGTAACAGTAGTAACTGAAACTAACTTATGGCCTGATACATCATAGTACCTTTTACCATCAACCTCAACACGTTTTAACTTCTTAGGTAAGTCAATAGATACATGTTCAAACATTACAGACCAAGAGCAATTTTATTTAAAAGATAACTACGTATCAATCCTGATCGTACAATATCCTCGACACCAAATTCTACCATACCAAACTCATTCATAAGACGTAAGATATTCATAAAGTTATGGATACCATTTCTTTCATTAGTCTTAACTAAATCTGTTTGATTGGCATCACCACAAAATATTATCTTAGTATCTTCACCAACACGAGTAATGATAGAATCTAACTCATGGAAATTAAGATTCTGACACTCATCAACTATAACAATAGAACGATCAAGAGTAGTACCTCTTATGAATGAAGTTGACCAGAAAGAAATAGTTTCCTGTGCTTTAAGATTACCATATAACATCTCGAAAGAATTATCATCTGGCATCTCAAACATATACCTTACCATATTAGTGTATGGTATTTGATATAGATATGATTTATCCTCATGATCGCCAGGTAGGAATCCAATCTCTCTGGTAGATACTAATGATCTTACAATATAAACTTTTTCGTATGGGGAATCATTCTTAAGTACTTCATTTAATGCAAGGTATAACGCTACAAATGTCTTACCAGTACCAGCAGCACCATACATAAACAAGTTCTTATTATCATTCCAGTATTCAAATACTTTTTCCTGAGATGGTGTTAATGGTTTTATCTCAACCATCATCTCAGAATTGATTGGTTTCTTTTTTCTCAATCTTTTCGCTTTGACATTAGAGAATGTAGTATTTTCAGTAGTTTTTTTAGCTCTTGGCATACTTAAAATCCTCTAATGGTAGAGCCAGGATTTGTATCCCTAATCTTATTGATCTTTGTTTGAAGATCACTTGGTACTTTATTTCTCCAGTCTCCTACCTCACTTATAGAAGAAGCATGTCCTGCTTGCCAATCTTTATCCCAATCAGGATTTTCTTTTCTCCAAGTATCATACTCAACCATTGTCATGGAGAGCTCTTTCTTTTCTTTAGTTTCTTTATGTATGACTGGGTATGTTGGCATAATTATTAAGATTGTGTAAAGTTATTTAGACTATAACATCTGACACTCAGGTGAAATTCTAATTTCAATTGAATTAGTATCAACTGATTTTACTTCACCAAGTATATCACATGCGTCTTCATATGTCAAAAAGCGATATTGATTAACAGGTAACCATATATCATCACTGTTCTTTATCTCCAGTTTGTACTGACCACCCAAGTGCCTCTGAGACAGTGGGGAACTGTTCGATAAAGACTTCTCTACATCCTTCTGCGATGAGCATGTGTTCTTTTTGTGTTCCATGTGCTGATCTTAAATTAATATAGTGAATCCATGAACGACATGAACCTGTCATGTAAATCCTAGTTGGTGTAGCAAGTGGTAGTACCATTCTAGCACACTCTTTAGCAACACCATCTGCCAGCATCTGTTCATATAATGCAGTGGCAGAATCAAATAGAGTTTGAGTTTGTAACTCTAATGTTTGTTTTAAAAATGGATCTAAATCATCCGTAGAGTTTTGACGATTCTTTGTATCCTGTTTACGATATTCTGGTACAGGTATCTTACCTAGACTAGTACTAGAAGCATACCTTTGTGAAAATTCTTGATATGTAAATGATCTATGACGTAATATCTGTGCTGCAATAGCACGTGTAGTTTCTATCTCTAATGTCATAGAGGACTGTTCAAATACTGACCAATGTTGATGGTTAATACAGTACTTTAACAGTCCAGCAAATTTTTCGTTGTCTTGATTAGATGGATTAGATACTCTGGCGATATACGCCATAGTCTTTTCAGCATCAGGTGTTATGCTAACAAGGTTTACTGTCATAATTCATTCACGTTCACGTTTTTTTCTTACCTTTTTCTTAGGTGGTTCAGGTTCATTTTTAGATTTCCATAAAGCAGGAGTGACCCTACCTTCAGTTTGTTTAAACCATTGAAATCCTTTCTTATACTTATCATAATAAGTATCAAACAGTTCAACAGCTGTTCCTGATATGGCAATATCATGTTTAAGAACTTGATCTTCCCCCATATAACATACTAGGTATGAATTATATGGCAGTTTCCTATCCTTTGCCATGTCAGGACTACATGCTTCATGAAGAATATTCATTTACCTCCTCGGTTACCCCATTCAATCTCTGGAAATGCTTCAGAGATACATGCCTTAGTAATCTTATATCTCTTACCCAATTTCTTATCCTTAACTAAACAGAGAACTTTTGCTTCATCTTGTTGAAGTGTTTCAAGTAGTTGAACAAACATCTGTTCTCTTTTCATTTTATTAAGACCATCATTACCACCTTTTACATAGTGATAAAGTTTCTTATACTCATGAAATAACATAGTATGATCAGTTCCAGGCGGTGAATCATTTGGTTTGTATGGTACTTCCCCGCTGGGAACCATACTAACAACAGACTCATCATAATTCCATATAAGAAGAGCCCTTATAGCAGGTGTCGAATACTTTTTAAGTAATGCGATCTTCTCTTTCTTTGTTTTTGCATTTGATACCTTCTGAAATATTTCAGAAACTAACATCTTTTCAACTGGTAATTCAGCCATTGTAAAACTCCATTAATACATTAGTCATCTTCAAGTTCATCCTCATCAACAAATCTGACAGATAACAATTCTTCATTTAAATAATTTCCATTCCTATCTAAGAACTCTGGATGGATATATTCTTCGGTCTGATGATGTGTAACATAATACGCATTAGCAAACCATCCTAACATAAATCCAATTACTATTGCCCCTATACAGAATAGACAGGTAAAAACAAGTGTAGTTGCTTCTGTCATGACATCCTCCCATCATCGCTTTTACATTTTTATTTAGATACTTAAACTAGCACCTTTAGAAGAATGTAATTTGGTGAGACTGTCTTTGGTGAAGGTCTCCTTTTATTTGGAAGGTTCTCGAAGATTGTCTGACATGCTATCTTGTTGGATGATGTAACAGAATTGATACCTTCTGTTATCCTCTTGAGTTTCTTTACACCAGAGATATTAGGATCATACCCAGTAATCTTGGCACCAGAGCAAGAAAGTTTATTCCCTGATAAGAATAAAAGATCTTTTGTTTTTACATTAACAAG